CAATGCTTGGGTGGCACGAGTCGTCCCCCGCAGGACGTAGCGGGAAGAAGGACAAGTTCTATCCCTACCAGCAACTCAACCAACACTTGCTCGAGATTGCGCATGCGTCGCGGTACCTGGGTGTCCACCTGCTCATGAACTTTCACGAGCGGCCTCCAGGAACCAACGCGGATGGGCGCTTCTGCCCCGGCGGTCCTGATGTTCCGTCACGTAACCAGGTAGAGACCCTACCCTCTTGGTGCGACATCAATCTCCGCGCGATGATTGACCCTACGTACCCCGACCCTTGGTTCCCCAGCATCTACTACTGCGACCCAACAAACCCTGAGTGGGTCACTGGAGATCGTACGGGTATCTGCTCACCCAAGACACCCGGAAATCTCCGTGAGATTCTCCGTGCCAGCAAAAGCAACTACCGACTAAGCCGCTTACCGGGGCTTGAATGGCAAGATGAGGTTGCTCAATTGATTGCAGATGATATGATGAGCGGTACCGCAGTACAGGATTCAATCCAGTCAGCGGTGTCAGGTCGGACTGACAATCGGTTGCATCTTCGTTGGGCGTGTCAAGATGGCATTGCTCGTGGCGTATTGGCGCAGCAGGGAACCCAGTCTCTTTTTGACTTCTCAGTGAACGAGGCTCAGAGCAGTTCTTCTCCGAGTCTTCCTCCACCACCACCAACCAACTAACCAACAACAACAGGAGCCATAATGGCTATCAAAGTATCAGGAAATGCGTTTCAAGGAATCAGTGCTCTCGGGTCGTCTGCACCAGAGGCAGGCTTTTACGCGGTCAGCATCGTAAACCTCGAGCGCGCGCCGACCGACAAACCAACTACTCGACGTGTCCACGTTCAGTTTGAGAACGGATTCAAGATGTTCTCATTCTTGAGTGTCCCCTTCGATGACAACGGCAACATGTTGACTGACCTAAAAGAGAAGCAACTGCGTGGCCGCATGGCTGTGCTCCGTTCCATTCTCGAATCTCTGGACTACTCAGCTTCAGACATCGAGGGCGCTGCAGAGATCAACACCGATTGGTTCCTGACAGGTAAGAACGGCGGACGCAAGGCTCACATCGAATTCATTCCCGGCCAGAAAGGTGTGCAGGGTTCGTACAATGAGATCGGCAAATGGTTGAGCAAGGCACAGTTCAACGCCCTCAAGGGTGCGTCAACTAAGGCTCCGGTAACTGCCGCTCCGTCGGCACCACCTGCCGTATCTAACGGTGCGCCGGTACCTTCCGTCGGAGTATCTCTGCCGCCACCCGCCAGTACCGCTCAAGGCATCGTTGGTTGAGTTGATAGATCAAGGGGGCTCCTGGCCTCCTAGGGCCCAGCAGGGAGGCATGTGGGTGATCGCATAGATGCCTCAACTTTTTATGAGTACAAATCCAAAACATCAAGGTGCCCGTTGCGATGAGTGTCCACTCGGGCCTAACGGAGCACTCCAGAAAGACGAGTGGCGCCCCGTCGTAGGTGAGTTTCACCCTGGAGCTAAGATTCTAGCTCTGGGTGAGGCTCCTCGCGCCGAGGACGTTTCGCAAGGCCGACCCCTCATGGGCTCTGCTGCAGGTGAGTGGGCCCGGTTTCTCGCGACCGCAGGTCTGAATCGCTCCCATGTAGACCTCGACAACGTCATTGCATGTAAGCCCTCAGGAAAGGAGGGAGGCGCTTGGAATCGGATGGAGAAATCTCTGGACCGGTTGAACAAGAGGCGCGTCAGTCAGGGTAAAGATCCTGCTCCGCACCCAGCGGACTGCTGTCGACCAAGGCTCGATAATGTGCTTGGAAAGTACGATAAGTTTATCGCCTTAGGTAAGACCGCAACACGAGTCTTGTCAGGTCAATCAGGTAGCATCCAAGGATTGCGCGGTGGCCCCATGTACATCGATGATGACTGGCTGTGGAGCCTCAAGCCAACGGATAAGAAGATGCTGGCCACCTTCAGCCCACACTACGTGACGCGAGCGCCCAACTGGAGACCCGTCATCGAGGCTGACATCTCTAAGGCGATGCGCTGGTTTAACGACACGCTTCGATGGACCAAGCCCGACTCCATACTCAACCCCACCCCTGAGGAACTCGAAACCTTTCTGGCCCAGCCCGCACCCTTCTGGGTCTACGACGTTGAGACCGATGGCATCGAACCACTGGAGTGCAAGCTACGCACTATCGCCATTGCTATCCCCGACCTCGACATCAACGGGAAGGCTGCCCGCACCACGCCCCACCAGAACTGCCGAGCCATAGGAGTTGGACTGCTCTCCACTGACGGTGTCACCCGTATCTACCCACGAGAGCAGGAACGCCGACTACGCGAAATTTTATGTGCCGCCCTCACTGATGGCCGTGTCTGGGTCGGTCACAATGCTGGCTACTACGACCGCATGGTTGTTGAGACGCAGCTTGGTGTTACTCCCGCGCCGTTGGTGGACACACTGTTCCACGCGAGGTTCCGGTCACCGGATCTCCCTAAGGGCTTGAAGACCATTGGCTCCATACTCACAGACGTTGAGCGATGGGAGACGACGGAGAAAGGTACAAAGATATCTACTGGCAGCCAAGACGACACTGAGCTTCTTCGGTACAACATCATCGACACAGTAGTGAACGCTCGAATCACGGTACCCTTGATAGATGCCGCGACTGCGATGGGAGCCTTCCGCCCCATCATGCCTGAGCTAAAACCTGCGTGGTGGGCTGCCTCTCGTCCGTGGGACCTAAACGAAGTCGACCATGCAACGCAGGACATGTGTGTCGGGATGCACAAGTCGGGTGTTTGGATTGACCAAGAGCTTCGCGGGTCGCTTGAGTGCGAGTATGAGATCTCCGTTAAGAAGCGGCGCAAAGAACTGCAGACCTACGTAGGCGGTGACTTCAATCCAGGGAGCGTCGACCAGATTCGAAAGCTTCTCTACGAGGAATGGAGTCTCGGCATCCCTGCTTCGATGAGCACGAACGAGTTCTATACAGAGACTGGGGCGCCGGGTACAGGTGACGCCGTCATCCGTGGCCACCTCGCATCGGGACAACTCAGCGACCGGCAAGAGACATTCCTAAAGGAGCTTAGGCTTTACCGGCGGGAGAGAAACAAGATCCTGGGCACCGTTCTGATTCCCCTTAGACGCAAGTACATAGACCCGGACAAGGGTCTCGTGCATAACGATGGCCGTGTCAGGTCTACGTGGAACGCACACGTCACCAGCGTTGGCCGCCTCTCAAGCTCAGGGCCGAACCTACAGAACATCGGGAACCGGAAGGGGCAGGGCAGGCTGAAGTCAATCTTCGCGGCTCCGCCAGGACGCATACTTGTTGGCGCCGACCTCGACCAGGCACACCTTAGAGTCACCGCCTGCTACTGGAAGATCCCCCGGCTGCTCGAATGCTTCGCGACCGGTGAGGACCCGCACAACTTGTTGGCGTGCGACATCTTCGGCAACGACTTCAAGAATGCTAGCGGGTGGGGACCTGACGGGTTCAGCTTGAACCGCAAGCCTGGAGGCGGCGAGGCAAAGGCTATGCGCGATGTCATGAAGACGTTCCGCTATGCCTCTATCTACTGGGCCGACCCCATGACAATTTGGCAGGTGCTGACAAGTACCGAGACTGACGACGGTAAGATGCCGTACCTGAAGTTCGAGCCCAGAGAGGTCCGCCACTTCCACAACAAGTGGTTGAAGGCAGAGCCTGAGTGGATGGGCGCATGGAATCAAATGCTGGGCCAGTACAGCCGGCAGAGCTTTATGGAGGAGCCCGTGTTCGGTAGGCGCTCAGGCCCATTGTCCGACGGTAAGAAGAACGAGGTCGTGAACTTCCCTATACTTGCGGCCGAGTCTTCAATCATGAGACTCGCAGAGCAGGCCATCATAGGTGAGTTTCCCTTCGACTTTGCTGGTCCCGGCACCGGGATGATCCACCAATGCCATGACTCGATAGCTGTAGAGATCCCACTGCCTGATGGCTTGCCGCCTGACTGGCAGCCGGTGAAGGGAGAGCCTCTTCCTCCTGAGCTTGAGGATGCGCGACGCCGAGTCGAAGCTTGCATGACCGTGACCATCCCCGGATGGGACGTTAAGATGACCGCCGAGGCTGAAGTCGGACGCAGTCTCAAAGATATTTAGGAGCGTAATGGAAACGTCAAAGTGGTTCCTGGCCCATTCTAAACAGGATGACCCGGCAGAGATCGAGCAATGGTGCGTGAAGATTGGGGAGTCACTCATACAAGATGGCTGGGAGACGAAGGTTATCTCGGGGCGAGACGACTATGAGACCCGGTCTGCGGCGCTCGGTGGTTGGAAAGCTTGGTGCCGTGACGTACCGATGGGGAAAGACTTTACAGGCGCACCGATGTTTCATGGTGTGATCATCCCCGTATACTCAGACAATGAATCACCTACAGTCGGGAAAGCTACGGCGCAGATTGTTGATGGGTTTTTGTCAGCGGGTAAGCATGTTTACTCCTGGTGCCCGGCCGATAATAAGTTTAGCCAAGTCGAGTCCTTGCGAGTGCTGCCTGAAGAAGACTGGCTCTCATGGGCACGGTTAGAGTTTAAGTGTTGACGCACTGGTAAGAACGGTATAGTCTGACCACATCTAACAACCACCCAGGAGAGTCTATGTCTACGCGACCGTACGTCGAGCATATCTATAGTAATTTGAAGTCACCCCGCCCCTCTGGAGATGCCTGGGGTATCGACATCGGGCAGAAGACTTTGCTTGTGGGCTCGAACACGAGTCACAAAAGCGCTGTTGTCCAAGCAGTTGAACTGGCTATCGCCGGCTCGGCGGATGATATCGTGGGTAGAAGCATTGTATCCGACGCGGCTCTGCTGCTAACATTGGCGCCAGGAGATGAGCTTGGAGTTACCGCGAGACTTAGTGACGGCAGCACGGCTAATTACAACGCCCGCCGAGAGGAGGGTAAGGTCAAACGTCCTCAGCATGATGGGCCTGGGGCACAAAGCTTGGTCCACCGCTCAGTTGCGGCTGCGCT